TCTTTTAGTATGAAAATAAAAAAATATTCTCCCTTCATAAATATAGATGTATTCCACTACAAAAAAATCCTCAAGGATATTGTAGTTGACAATGCAGGGTAATTCTTGTATAGTGAATACACACAAGCCAAATCTCAACAAATACGAGGTAATCTAAATGTCTTTTGACAAATTAAAAAGTCAATCTAAACTGGGTTCTCTTACTGATAGATTAGTAAAAGAAGTAGAGAAGATGAACTCATCCTCTGGTGGGGGTGATGAAAGATTCTGGAAAGCAGAACTGGATAAAACCAGTGTAGGATCAGCAGTTATTCGTTTTCTTCCAGCACCTGAAGGAGAAGAACTCCCTTGGGTTAAGGTCTATTCCCATGCTTTTCAAGGTCCAGGTGGGTGGTATATTGAGAATTCTTTAACCACAACAGGTGGTAAAGACCCTGTTTCAGACCATAATCGTCAATTATGGAACAGTGGTAATGATGCTGATAAGGATACAGTACGTAAGCAGAAGCGTAAGCTATCTTATTACTCCAACATCTATGTTGTAAAAGATCCTCTTCATCCAGAAAATGAGGGTAGAGTATTCCTATTCAAGTATGGTAAGAAAATATTTGATAAAGTTCTGGAAGCAATGCAACCAGAGTTTGATGATGAGACTCCAATCAATCCTTTTGACTTCTGGCAAGGTGCAAACTTCAAATTGAAGATTGTGAAGAAGGATGGATTCTGGAACTATGATAAGTCAGAGTTTGATAAGGTAGTGCCTTTGATAGATGATGACGATGCATTAGAAGCAATATGGAAAAAGGAGTATTCACTCTCTGCCATCACTGCTCCTGATCAGTTCAAATCTTATGAAGATTTGGAGAGACGTCTAAAAACTGTATTGGGTCAAAAACCTGTGCAAGCTCCTAGATTAGATGAGGAAGTTGCATCTGAGGAAGATCCTGTTCCAGTAGCAGTAGCTCCTACATCTATTCCTACATCAACTTCCAATGAGGAAGATGAAGCACTCAGTTACTTTCAAAAGTTAGCTGATAGTTGAAATATAATCAGATCTGCTTGACCCTTCTGGTCATAGCAGCATATATAAATCTATTTTTTAAATAGGTTACTGATACAATCTAATATTTTCTCCTCTCTTCAAGGTGTCACTCACATACTGAGTGGCACCTTTTTTATATGGCATGATTTTATCCATATCATTCAATATCACATTTAGATATATTGATTTAAGTAGGTAGATATTTCTTTTAGCATCTTCTTTTTTAATTTCGTGATCATAGTTGGTAATTGCTTTAGACATTTGAGCTACTGGAATAGTATTGTAATTATTTCCATCATAGTACTCATAGTAATATGCATTTCCAGTTCCAACAGATCCTTTTACTGTAAATACAACTTCTTCTGATCCACCTATTTCTGGAGATCTAACATCTGGAATAGATGGAAGATTATATGAAAATCTAATCACCACATCTCCCACACTAAGTATGGAGGTGATGGGAAATCTTCCATTATAAACATCACTTGATACATTGCTAATAAAAACTTCTGATCCAACAGTTAGATTTTTTATACCATTGTTCATGGTAACTGTGGCTACTTTTGATTCACTGCCAGATATTTGATTTATTTTAGTATTAGTTGCTTGAATGAAATTTCCATTAGTTTTCCATTTATTTGGAATTTCTAATCCTGCAGGCAATACAACAGCACCTTTAAGATTTTTAATTTCTAAAGTTTCATAATGATGAATTCCAGAGTATAATTTATCATAGGTTCCATATTTCTCTAATAATATTTCATCTAGGGATGATTGAGGTAATGGCCATTCAGATTGTATGTTTGTTATATTATTAGAGAGTAATACTACCCAATCTAAATTAGGATCATTGTAGTATTGTGAAGCTACATTATCAGGTCTATCATTTCCAATAATAGTATATTTTTCAAAATATGTTAAATCTTGAATTATATCATCACGTAATTTACCTCTTTTAAAAAGATTTTTTACTTTGATATAATTGGATATATCTTGAGCATTAGCATTGCGATTTACATACTCAAAATCTGGTACTTGATTGAAATAAGAGTTTGTCATGGTTAGAATCCTGTTCCTTCTTTGCCTTCATCATCATTCCAGAAATCATCATTGTATATTGGAGTCATCTCTAAGAATGACATTCCAACTTGATAGGATGTCATTGATCCATCCCCTCTTCCACCATCATCTTCATAAGTGCTATAAGAACCATCTGGAGTATAGTCCACACTAAAATTATTTAAAGCACATATCTTTATATTATTTAAGAAAGGATGAAAATCACCATTCTTAAAAGTATACTTAAGTTTAAAAACATTTGGACTCTTTAAAAATATTCTACTGGTGGATCTTTTAGGAGCCATTGATTTCTTAAAGAATCTAATGATTTGTCTTACTTTATCTGCTTCTTTTGGTTCTCTGGGTGTAAATCTATAGTTATAGTTGAATGTTCTTAATTGTGGACCATTAAATAACACTTCTAGGTTATTGTTTATAGTCATACCTGTAGATCTTCCTATGATGTTTGCTCCTATTGCTTGTCCTGCAAAATATGCTTTGATTATTTCTGGAGTAAGAGCACCACCAAGTCCACCTATAGTGCTTTTAATCTCATCACCAGTTCCCTCAGGTATTGTTCCTGTTGTCAGAAAACTTGCTGCAGCATCCATACCAGTACCAGCTAAACTTGCTCCTGCTACTTGGAGAGGATTTATTGTATCATTTCCATAACCAACACTATTTGACTCTGAAATTCCTGGTTGCATGGGTAAACTTACTACCCCTCTTCTTTTTTTAAGTCTTTTATCTATATCATCTATCTTAAATAAATTATCTCCACTTGCAGTTAAATCTAATCCTGGTTCATAATCATAACAAGTTATTTTGAGAAAATCAAAGTTATCAGTTTCTTTTTGGTTGATTGGATATCTTCCAATAAAAAATCCCTCTGGGTCTCTAGGAATATCTTGTCCTTTAATCTCTTCAAGAGTTGCAGATAAATTAAATGCAGTTTTATCTTCGTTATTATCAGCTCCTGTAGTTGTTTGGCCACCATCACTATCAGCGCCTTTTGCTATGGTTTTATCATCTATTTCAGCTTGTTTAGAGTAGACAGAGAGTTTTTCTTTATCTTCTTTTGATAAATCTTCAAAACCAAATTTAAGAGCACGATCAAAAGTGCCACCTTTCTTACTATTTTTTAGTATATTTACAGGAGCTTTATTAGTAGGTTCCCAAGTTCCATTAGTATAGTTGGCTAAAGTATCTCCGTCATCATTTTTAATTGAAATGGTATTATTGGACGTGTCCATCACTAGAGAATTTGTTTCACCATCTCTATTAAGAAATTTTTTTGTAGATACTGCTGACATGAATATCTTTTTAGTTATTTAGTCTTAAAGTTTGCATAAGATAATGAACGTAGATAATCTATCTCATCATTGTTAATCACATGTAATCTTCCCACTACTTCTTGCCATGTATAATTTCTTGATGTCCCCCAATGAAAGTTAAGTCCTTGAAATCCCCATCTTTCTACAAAGGTAACAGCAACTAGAGGGAACTCATCATAAACACCAGGTGTTTTTGCATTATATACAAAGGTATAGTATCCACCAGCATCAGGTATTATTTCAGTTTGACTGAATACCTCCATGATATTCATCATGATATCATCAGAGTCAGTTAGATCCTCAATTTTTTCTTGAAGTTTTTCTGTTCTTTCTGACATTATTTGATACCTAATTCATCTTCTGTGATTAATTTAAATTCAATTCTTCTATCTAAACAATACTCCTGTGCTGCTTTCCACTTAGCTTGATTGACAGCATAGGTTGTAAGTTCATAGAGATATGATTTAGTTACTCTGGATTTTTTCTTTGGTGGTTTGGTTTGTTTTTTTGGTTTCACTTCAACCACATAAGTTTTAATATTACCACTGCTTTCTTTCACTTTCATTAGAAAGTCTGGATAGTATCTATGGGGTCTTTTATCCACAGGAGACATATATGGAATACTTATTTCCTCAGATGCCCATGCTATAATATTTTCATTAAGATCACAATATCTACAGAACTTACGTTCCCAACTACTACGACATATTATGTTATTATGATTGCCTTGATATTTTTGAGGGTGTTTAGGTTTATACCTACTCTTAATACTTTCAGACATCTCTTATACATAATATATAACCTAAAAATATTTATAGATGGCAGGGGTTCTTCCAGAAAAGTTAAGAGTAGATGATATAAAATCTAGGTTACTGAATGTAGCTCAGACTTCAAAATATCGTTTAAGTTTAACTGTACCATCAGCAGTTAGATCAAGGGTTTCTGATTTAAGTGGTATAGATTTAGATAATGTTAGTTTGTCTTGTTCTGAGGCAAATCTACCAGGATCATCATTAGCAACTCATGATGTCACTAATGATTATCAGGGAGTGACTGAGAAAATGGCTTATAGGAGAATATATGATGACGTTTTAGGGTTGACATTTTATGTTGATAGAAACTATAATGTCATCAGACTGTTTGAAAGATGGATTGATTATATAAGTGGGATTACAGATCCTCAAAAATATAAGAGTCCTTTTACTAATCAGAGGGTTTCATATCCTAAAACATATAAAAATGACATATTTTTAACTAAGTTTGAAAAAGATCATTATTCTGAAGAATCTACTCTTAAGAAAAGTATTTTAGAATATACTTTTGTTCAAGCTTTTCCTAGAGATATTACTGCCATTCCAGTTTCATATGAAGCTAGTCAAGTTTTAAAATGTAGTGTTTCCTTCTCCTTTATTAGATATGTTATAGAGAATAAAATAATAAATGTTGTTTCTACTTAGTCTAAATAAACCACGATGAAATCTTTGTAAGATATTATGCCATTACCAACCATTGTTACTCCAACTTATGAACTTGAGTTGCCATCTACAGGAAAGAAAGTTAAGTATAGACCTTTTTTAGTTAAAGAAGAGAAGTTACTTGTCTTAGCATTGGAGTCTGAGGATACAAAACAAATCACTACTTCTATTAAAACAGTATTGAAGAATTGTATTGAAACTAGAGGAGTAAAGGTAGAATCTTTACCTACCTTTGATATAGAATATTTGTTTCTTCATATTAGAGGTAAATCTGTAGGTGAGGAGATTGAAGTAAATTTAATATGTCCTGATGATGGTGAGACTAATGTACCAGTCACTATTAACATAGATGATATTAAAATTCAGAAAGATAAGTCTCATACTAAAAAAATTAAATTAGATTCTGAATTAATGATGGAGATGAAGTATCCCTCATTAGAAGAGTTTATTAAAAATAATTTTGATTTTACTGATGATTTGGATATGGATTCTTCTTTTGATCTAATAGCATCTTGTATTGATAAAATTTATAATGCAGAGGAGGTATGGTCTACAGCAGACTGCACTAAGAAAGAAGTGAAAGATTTTCTAGAGCAAATGAATAGTTTGCAGTTTAAAGAGATTGAAAATTTCTTCACCACTATGCCCAAGTTATCACATAACATAACGTTTAAGAATCCTAAAACATCTGTTGAGAATACTGTGGTGTTAGA